AAATAAACTGTTACAAATATATTCAATAGCGTTTGCTTTATCTTCGAATGTAATAATTTCTTTAATTTTCATATTTTCTTTTTTCATGATTTTCTATCTCCTTTAAAACAAATGTTCTGGATGTTTTTATTTTCTATGAGTAGTATAATATCTATATGCAGGAAGCCGTGTGCGTAACCACGGCTGTTACGCTCCTACATACAAGGAACCTACAAACCAATCACCACGACTATATAATAAGTCAGAAAGATAGGTGAAAGTCATCAGAAGTTTATACAATTCTGAGCGATCTGCTCATTCTGATCTCCCCATGATAGTTGATTACTATACAATCGGAAGGGAGGTGAAAAATGACAGACAGCAAAAATTCGTTCAAACTTGCAAAACTCGCAATTATCTTTACCTTTTTGTCCATGACTGTTCTTGGAATAGTATGGATGGTTCTGCAAAACAATCCGACTTCACTTCATGCTATTACTAACTTTAAGGAAGGTTTTGTAGAAGTTAATTGCGAATTTGCAAGTGAGAACAGTACCAAGTGATAAGATTGGTACAATAATGTTGGTGATGCTTATCACATCATCAACTCACTTCCATTATGGTGTTACTATTTTAGTAGCACCATATCTCTTATTCTCTTTTTATTTTCAAATGAAAACGAAATTTAATTTGAATTTTTGCATCAAAAAAGAGCCGGTTAACCGACTCTATTAATTAACATTTTATGATTTAGATGTAATTTATAATTCTAGTTTTTATGATTTAATAATTCCTTAATTTCATCCAAAGTGTATTCTGATTTATCAATCATTTCCGCGAGTTCACGAATACGTTCAGATTTTTCTTGTTCAGCTTTCATCTCATCATAGATAGCTTTTTCTTTTTCAAGTTTCTTGATTTCAATTTTCTTTTCTTTCATCTGAACTTTTAATTCGTCCATTTTGTTTTGAATGGTTGAAATTTCTTGGTTACACTGCTGAATCAAAACATCATAATTCTTTTCTACAACTTTTTTACGTCTTCCTCTTCTTTTTTCTTCCATGACTTGTGCCTCCTTATATTATATAATACAAGCATATCACTGAATAGGAGAGTAGTAAAGACATTTTGTTACGCATATTTTGACAAAATTAATAATTAAATATCAGAAACTTTATTTTCCTTTTCTTCTCGTTTGAGTCGTTTATATTCTTCATATTCGATCCAGCCTCCAAATTTTTTCACCCAAGTAACCCATTTATAATCAACTTCTGGAAACTTGTACCAAAACAATTTTCTTTTTAATAGTGCGACTGAATCTGGACATCCTTTAGTATCGATAACTTCTTCATGTCCATCTTTATAAATAATAAAAAAGTCAGCCACATACTTAATTGGCTGAACTGATTTCCCATCATGACGGAACTTTGGTTGTAATTCATATGGTTTTTGTAATTCATAACTAACCACATCACCACTCTCCACTGCCGGGCAAAGAACGTCGCGATAGTATTCCATTTCTAATACAGAATCAAATACGATTCCATTATGTGTTCGTTTACTCTTATCTTTATCTACATTAAATTTTGATCTTGTAATTTTTATCACCTCTTTAAATAAGAAGAGAAGTCACACAAAAGCAACTTCTCAACTTATTATTTTCCTGTATTATCTTCTTCATAGATTGGATTGATTTCAATTGGAAGAACTGGTAAATGTTCTTTTACATATTTATATTTTTGTGTTCTTCCATGATTCCCGTTCAATTCATTATGATAAGCATTCCACAGTCCGTCAAACTCTGCGACTTCATTTTCAGGAATGCCTTTCATTGCAATATACTTGCTGAATCTTTGATCAATTTTATCACCAAGTAATTCCATTGTTCCACACATAAGAGCTTTAATCTGCTCTTTTCTTTCTACGGCTCCTTCGGCTAATTTATCAATAGATTCATTAAGCTCCTGTCTTATTTCGCGAGATTTCTCACGATCCTTTACTCTGTTTTCAGTATATGTATTCATTTGCTGTTTTTGCTCAATTAAAGCCTCTTTTAATTCCGTTGTAATAGTTGCAATTTCCTTACGAATCTCTTCATCGTGTTTATCAGACCTTGCTCTATCCACATCCTGCTTTTCTTGTAATTTAGCAAGATTTTCAACTGTTTTTACCAATAGCTCATGTTCTTCACGCCTCTGCCTAATATGAGTAAGTTCAATTCCGAATATCTTCATAACTTTAATAACTAACTCATACATAAATACAAGTGCTAAACCAGAAATGGTCAAACCAATAACCAGAGAAACAAAATCCAATTCAAAAAAATTTTCAATATATTCCATATTTCTGCTTATCCTTTGTTGTCGTCTTTAAATTTTTGAATAACGTCTTCGATCTGATCAATTAAAATTTCTCCATTCTTAATCATATCTGTTAACGCCTGTGCTTCCTGTGAGGCTTTGGTAAAGTTTCTGTTTTTCCATGTATTCCATGCCGCCGTTACAATTAAGAAAATTACAGAAACAATGTTACTGATGTCATCGTTCTGAATTGGCAAAACGTTCATTCCAAACATTTGTAAAACAGCATTAATAAGGGCAAGAACAAGTAATGCAATACCAGTTACCGCTTCAGCAGTAACTCCTTTTAAGTTTAATTTTTTCATTTAACCATCCCTTTTCTAAATAAATAGGGTAGTGGCAGTCCTTTAATACTATTGCCGATGTACTGTGTGACACTGCGCTCAAAAATATGACACCCACCTTTATGTTCATCATCTTGAACAACCTATTTTATTTCTGTTCCCAGAACTTAGCTAAAGCAAGTCCAAGTTCTTTTGTCTTTTTGTATTTCCACACCGTCACACCATCTTCTTTTTTTACAAAGGTATATTTAATTCCGTATTCAGATAAATAACAGACTTCGTGAGAAGATTCTGTGCGGTATTCATTGTCTAACTTTCTAATTTCGAGTTCACTCCTCACTTATTCGGAGTAGAGTAAAAAAATGGGGTAAATACCGATAATAGATATTTACCCCTTTCTTCACACTAAATATCTATCACTCGTTATTTTAAGATGTAGCCATAATACCGGCTGCTTTCAAAGCGTCCAGCAAAGCTTTGAACTCAGCCTTTGTAACATTTTCTCCTGCAGCTTCAGGAACCAAAGTAGACTGTTTTACGCCTCCAAGTGTTGTTTTATTCGCAGCCGGAAGAGTGTATGTCGCACCAGGGTCTCCTTTTGCTCCTTTTAAATTTTTGAATGCAAAATTAAATACCTTTGCTGTGTTTGCTCCACTTGCTGTTACAGTTACAGATGGAACTCCAGTATTTGCGTCAACCGTTGCAGTTGGTGTTCCGAATCCTGCGGCTGCTCCAGGTGCGCCAACCTGTTCATTTTTTACACCTTGCTCCAGCTTGTTCATCTTTTCAGCAGTAATAACATCTCCATCACTCCATGTCGTTGGTGTATATGCCATTTTTACTCACTCCTTATTCATTCTGATTTTCCGACTTTTGCCTTTCCGATTTTCCCCCTGCCTATCAAGGCGAGATCTTCAGGGGGTTCTATTCCCCCGGTTCGTCCTCGTCCGGTAACAGAGTCAGGTCAAGCATGTTTCCATCATCGTCAACCATCATGTCACAAGTAAGTGTTACAGTACCCGGATCTCCGGAACTTGCAAAAGACAGAGACATATTAGCCTGCGGAACTACTTTATATGCCTTGAACAGATATGGAAGCACATCCTCATCTGTTGTTTTCATATATGTATCGCCGTAAACAGTAAACGCTTTCGGGAAGTCAGTAGATCTAATACTGATATTGTATACATCATTTCTGGTAGCAAGGTAGAATACAACAACTTCTGTTCCTTCTGTCTTTGAATCTTTCAATGTAATGTCCTGACCAGAAACAGTAGTTACCTCAAGTTTTGTTTCCATGTTAGAATCTGCTCCGTCATAAACCCATACATTTTCTTTTGTGAGAGTAACTTTTGTGTCAGTAATACTAACTTTATTGCTTTCGCCAACTTTTACCTTGACTCTCTTCATAATTTCTGCTGTTTTAGAACTCTTACCTCCAGTCATCAGCTCCCAAAGCTTAGGTGTCTGAATCTGCGTTTCAATCGTAATAGTACCAGCACGTTCTCCAGAGAATGTAATTTTCTTTGGATGACCTTTCCCGCCGTATGCAAATACGTTTTCACCTGTCAATTCCTGACTTGATGTATTTGCGTAATCACAGAAAAGAAATGGTTCTTTTGTTTTATAATCTACAAACACCATGTCACAGACTTCTCGGTTTGCCATCTGTTTTCCAAATTGATTTGCCATTTTAATTCCTCCTATATAAGATTTGTTTTTTTTGCAATAAAAAAGACACTGAATTACTCAGCGTCATTTTTGTTATATATATTTGAACTCCAAGCACCAAACTTGAATTTCTTTTCTTTATCTCCCCATACAGACACCTGTGTAGAAGCAATGTCATATTGATCAATTATCTGAAGCCTTTCAAATTCATTGAATAATTGATAAATTGTAATATCCCATATATTTATCCAGTTTAATGACAAGCTTCTTACAGCAACGGACGATATGATGTTAGGTAAAGACAAATCTGGATTTCCGCCAGAACTTTTTTTGAATTCACGTTTTACCTTTTGCAACCTCTTGTATATTTTTAATCCACGTTTATTTTTGATCTTTGTAATATCAGTCACTTCTGTATTGTCCGGTGTAATATGCACTCGTTGAAGAATTATATCCAACACATCATAATAATTTTTAGAATTTATAATTCCTTTTGCTAGAAGTTCAGTATCGCCATTTTCTCTAACAATTTCCTCTGTGTATAGAAATGATTTATATTCATCAAACCATTCGAAATCCTCTACAAAGAAAAAATTGAGAGCATTTTTAATCATATTTCTAAAATTTGAATCATACAAAATAAGGTCAAATTTTGTATACAAATTAATATCTGGATCTTCTATTTTAAAATCTTCAATATAATCACTTGGAGTCATTCTTAGACATGACACATATTGTGCATAGACGTAATAAGATATGTCAGCAATCTCAATGAGCTTTGGAGATTTAATTCTTCCAATTCCAACAAGATCAAGTGGGAGAGGGGAGATTAGATCAAAATAATCTAATTTCATAATTAAAATCCTTATCTAAAAGTTGTAATGGTAAATTCCAATGTTTTACCATAATGGTTTTCGCCATTTGTAAAAATGTTTACATTATTCAATTCTAATTTTCCTATGCCAAAATTTCTCGAAAATTCTTCGTCTTTAATTAATATTTCCTCAATTATTTCTGCCAGGATAGTAGGTCTGTTCCCAACATATCCCTTTTTGGAATACTTAAGTAACGACTTTTCACAAAAAACCTGTATAATGAGCTTAACATTTTTTGTGCTAGAATTTATTCGTGAGACTGTTGTATCTGCACAAATATATGTTTTTGCTTCTGTTTGAATTCCTTTTATATAAAGACAATCCCATATACAATCCTCATAAGCCTTTTGTAAATCAAAATCATTTTCATTAATTTGACTGCCAAACAGTACATCTCGGATTTCATCAGAATGCTTGAATGCTGAAATAACTTTTGATAATACTGTTCCAAGATCTTTTATATTTTTATCCCACAAAATGACACCTCATTATAAGTAAACTATTTCAAGCTCTATATTTGTTGTAACTAAATCGTCACCGAAAAATAAATTAAATTTTTCACCAATTAGATCAAATTGTTCTGTTTCTATCCATATAAACGCAGTGTTGTTTTCTGTTTTTAAATGCACTTTATCTTTTACGTTATCGCTCAAATACCATTTTCCAACTTTGTTCTCTATCTTTTCATTTCCAGAATAAAACTCGCCCAAAAATTTCTTTTCAATATCGCCAACACCAACTTGGTTTTTACCCTTATAAGAAATCTTGCACGTGCTATTTTTTTCTTGAGAAACATCTGATTTAATATAATCCGCTATCCAATACTTTTTTCCATCAAAGTCAACAAGCGCATCTGTTTCTTTGTTAAATGACGAGAGAGAAAGTGTAAGTTGAATAAGACCACCTCGATTAAGATATGAATTATCTGATAAAAACAATTTTCTATTTGTTAATCGATATGTGTCTGGCTCAATCGAATCATCAAAATCAATGCAAAATCTTTTGTCGCGCCGCCAATGTTTGGTGTCATTATCAACAGGCAATGTCAATCCATATTGGTAATCCCCGACTTTAATACTTGTATTCCCTGTTTCGCCAGAAGAATACTTAGTAAAATCTTCTGAATAGCACCATTTTTGAACAAGCCTTCCATTTTCATCTATTGTATTTAGCAATAGTGTACATAAATACATATATCCAGAATGCCACGCCTTTTCATTAGGATCTAATACTGTCACAATCCATACTTGGTTATTCCAGTAAATGTAATCTCCAAGATTAAATGGCTCACTATGTATTGATTTAATTTTCTTTTTTGAGGCATTATTATCGGTGTCTTTTACCACCATTAATTTTCTATTTTCACCATTTATAACAACATCTTCGCAATCAATATTATTCCAATGCTTTTCAGATTCCTTGTTGATTATATTAAGTTGTTGTTCTTTCTTTGACGATACACGATAACTATTCTGAATTTTTCTGAAATAATTCAAATTCATTTTTTATCACCTCACTCGTCATATAAAGAATAATCAAGTACCGCTTTTAATTTGCCTGTTCTTCTATCCCTGTCTTGATAATTAGCCAATTCATCTTGCAAATTTAATTTTAGTGTTTCAATAAAATTGCGATAACTTGTTCTTTCATTTGCTGGAGAAAACACAGTTAAATCAGATGGTGTAAAATTTATTTCCATAGCGTGTAACAATGCTAAATCTCTTTCCATGTATTTAATAAACATCATATCAACAATGATTTTAATTTCTTTTGGTAATAGTTGGAAGTTTATGCGTTCAATTTCTGTGTCATAATCAGAAAAATCTACTTGCATATTTCCAAGAGATGTTAAGTCATCTAATGATTCAATAAGATATCTTTTAGACCTTTCATGTGCAATTTGAATTGCTTCTAATTCATCTACGTTATAATAATTAAAAAATTTATCATCCTTTTCTAATCGATCATAGAATCTATCACAAATTTCACTAAATGGAGTATAAGAATTTGACTTCATGCCAAATTACCTCCCTGTTATCTAATCAGACTTTTTCGGTCTTCCTGTTTTTTTAACCTGAGTATTTTCGACAGAATCAGTTTTCACCGTGTCATTTGATTTAAGCAAAGATTCCATCATCGCCTTCATTTCCTCAAGCTGTTTTTCCAAGTCTTTAACCTTCTTAGAATCTGAAGATGTATTTTCTGGGTCATCAACAAAAATGGAAGAAGATGATTTTCCCATAAACAATTCTTCTGTTCTTTTTTTTACAAGATTATTTACATCAAGAGTAATTGAATAACCTTCAAATTTTAATTTTTGAAAAATTTCACGAACTCTATCAAAATCTGATAGCGTTTTTATTTTTAAAATTTTTTTCAGTCCATCCTTGTCTGGATGAAGTAAAATTTCTTTTATTTCTTCATATTTTAAAACATTTTCTTTTACAATTCCTAATTCGTTATAGATATCATTTTCGACATCTCCTT